AGATAAATCTAAATCTCTTAATATAGTTCCTTTACCTGCACCTGGGGCGCCTGCTAACAGTATTGCTATTGGTTTGCCTTGAACTTCTCTTAATAATTGTACTAATCCTATCATATGTTATAAATATACGAAATCTACCTTAGGAAACCAAGCATATGCGCATTAGTCTTTTTTCTTCACTTGTGTTCTGAATTCTGTAAATATTGGTGAGTGTTTTGGGTTTTCTAGGTCAAATAGTCTTTTAACAGTATTAAATATGTCTATGTTTTCTTCTTGTGTACGTTTTGATTCATACATTTCCCAACCTTTCCCTTGAATCTTACCTTCTTTAGGTCCACGTTTGGATGATTTTAACCATAGAACTCCTAGCTTGTCTACTTTTTTCCCAAAACACTCTTCATAACATTTAGCGTAAACAGCGGTCTGCAAATCATAAGTCGTTTGTAAGTGGTTTGATGTTTTAAAATCTATAATCCATAGTTCATCGTCTATTTCACATACTAAATCGCATGTACCTGCTACTTTAAGCTCATCTGAAAATAAATGTACTTCAGCTTCTAGTAGTGTTGGTTTATATGTTTCCCAAAAATCTACGAATTTTAGAAACATTTGCCATACCATTGGATCATATAAAGGGTTGCCTGCTTCAGATAAGAAATTTAATTCCTTACCGTTTAGGTAATCTTCACACATTTCATGTACTTGAGTACCTTCATCTGCTGCTTTTCTAACAATGTAGTCAGCACTGTATCCTACTTTTTTAAGCCAGTCTTGGAAAAATTTACCTTTTGGGTAGCAGCTTAAAACGTATGTGATAGATGGATAGTATTTACCATTACGTCTGTAATATCTAGAATCTGGTAATGTTATTTGTTTAGCATCTTCAGATATTTCAAGTATCCTATTGTATTTCTTTTTTATATTTCTTTTACTCATATTAATGAGATTTTCTTCTCCATTAAGTCTGAATAACCCATTGGATAAGTGGTTTGAATTAAATTAGTGAAATGGGCAAAACCTAAATCACTTGGATCTTTTCCTTCTAACTCAACGAAGTATACTTCTTTACCCTCGTTTAAAAACTTTTCGGCAAAATTAAGTGCTTGCTTCTTAGCATCTGTATCTAATGCAATATATATTTTTTTAACTGCTGATGTAATAATCTTTTTTAACAAATTTGTTTGTATATTTTTTCCTAATAATGGTATAGCATTTCGTTTTATTGCCATTGCATCAAATGGACCTTCACATAATACTAAAGGTAAATCCCAATTAATAAATAACTCAAATGGTATTATATCTCTTGAACAATCAGGATTTCTGTATTTAACATATGGGTCTTTTTGATATGATCTTCCTGTAAAATAGTTTAAATCTCCATTTCCATCATATGAGGGTATAATAACCATATTAGCATAAGAACCATAATCACAAAATCCTATATTGTATTTTTTAATATCTTCTATGGTTAGTCCCCTACGTTTTAAGTATGATAATGCATGACGAGCTGATATGTCTGTATTGTTAAGGATAGATGTGAATTCTTTGGGTAGTTTTAATTCTTTGAATGTTTCTTCCTTCTTGTATTCTTTTTCTTCACCTATTAATTTGGTTAGTTTTTGAAAGTTTTCAGGTGATGCTTTTACCTTTTTAAATAATGTAGATACTCTATTTCCTTTTTTATTACATACCCAACAGTGCCAAGGATTTAAGCCCTTCTTTTCTTGGGAAAAGTTGATTTCTAATTTCTTTTTATGATGGTTACAGTAAGGACAATGATGTGCTTGATTGCCACGTGCAGTCCTTTTACCTGTTCCTAAAACCGTATTTACTAGATTGACTAGTAGCTCATTTATCATATGGTGTAATATACGAAAAAAAATTCAGACATCAAAGTCTTTTGTGAAGAACTTTCCAAGAATGTTATCGTTAAAATATTCTTCGGGTTTTTCTAGTACTTGATGTACAAATTGATATTGTGTTTCGTAGTATGTTAATAGTTTTTTGGTAGATGCTGTTTTAATAATACTACGTTCAAAATTTTCTAGGGGTTCTGCTTCCATTACCTCTTTAAGTATTTTATTTGAACCCCAATATGTTAACCAGTTTGATTCTTTTATTGCTAGTTTGTATGATGGTTTCCTACCTACTACACCTTCATATAAAGCTAAATCTTTTTTAGTTAATTTAACTTTTCGATTGTAGTATAATACTTTTTTACCTATATAGGCTTTGCCTGTGGGTTTATGCATTATTCTATAAACGAATCCGAATGTGTTATCTGGGAAATCTGTGATGGTTGATATTGGTTCTCCTTTGAGTCCTATCCATTCCATATATTTGTTTTGGTTAATATTAAAATTTTAAGTATCAAAGTTTACTATAATTGTAGTATCTGTAAATTGTGAAACTGGAATTGGGGAAGAGATTTTACCTACTACTAATAAATCATTAGTTTCATTGTATAATCCTACTGTAGTTACATAAGGTACAAAATAGGAACCAGTAGCAAAATCATAATAGACATCATCACTACTTCCTGATAATATTGAGGGGTTTTGGGAATATGTAAACTCATTATCTCTTATACCACATTTATATTGATGTTCATATATTCGTATAGTTGAGTCAAAATTTATATTTAACCCAGGTAACCTATCTGTACTTACAATATTATCTGCTATATTATATAAACTTCCTGATGTAAACGTTACTATACCATGAGAATAAAATATTTGACCTTCAATAGCATTATTAACAAGAATATTACCATCACCATCATCTTTAATAGAAAATCTTGAACCATTTGATGCTGTATATTGTGCATTAAATGTTTGGGGTATTATCATTTCTCCATATAATGTTGAAGGAATTGATATAACTGAAATTTCACTATTTGATGCTGTTGGGAAAAATCTAGATTGTGTTAATGTACTTTGTAAATAATTTTCATATATGGGGGAGGAATACTGACCTACAAATCTTGTATCATCTCTACCTGCTCCAGGTATTTTAAAGGGAAGTGAAATATCATCTCCCATACTTGAAGAAATGTAATTAGTATAGTATAATTGCTTAATGCTATTATAAACTAAAGATTTTTTTTGCTTATAAACGTAACCTGTATCTTGATAATCTAATGCGGGTTCTCCCGGATATACACTTGATTTTCTATTAAGACCTTGATATATTTCAATTCCTATACCAGAACCAGTTATTTCATTACCCTTAAGCCTGTATTTTTTACTGGCATCAAAAGGTGTGCATACTACATCTTTAGTTGTTAATTGTTTGAACGCGCTCATTCATTTTAAAAATCAAGTTTGACTCTTACCAACATTTCTTTTGTAAAATCTTTTGGTAGTGGTCTTGATAATTTAGCTACTGCTAATAATTCGTTTGAATCGTTATATAATCCTACTGTAGTAATATATGTTAAAGGGTTATCTACAAAACTACTTTGAATTAATTCTCCTGTTGACCCCGATATGAATGATGGATTTTCTGAGTAGTTAAATTCATTATTTCTTGCTCTTACAAATATAAAATCAGATGATAACACTTCTTCATTATTAATAGTAAATCCTGTAGTTCCCTGATTACCCGCAATTTGACCCTTAGCATTTAAAGAATTAACTAATTTAGCAGGATTATTATTTGCGACATTATTACCTCTTCCTGTGCCTAAACTAATACCACCCGCAGATTGAGTTACATCTAGAGCAGCTCCATTTAATAAAATTAAACCTACATCAGGTAAAAGATAACCATAAGAACCAGAAACTGTTGTATACCCATTAATTTGTTTACTTGTATCAATAGTACCTGCAGAACCCGATACTATATTATATACTCTACCTGCATCAGTAAATGTTACTGAAGTTGCAACTTGACTATCATCTGTTAGAACAATACTTCCAGAGAGAATATCATTAGGATTTGATAAGTTTAAGATTAAAGAACCTGGGAGGATACTTTGTTTATATCTTGCTCTTTGAAGGTTTATAACATAAAAATAATCAGATGTTTTATTACCAAATGTAAAATTTGCAGTTTCATCAGCTAATATTAATGTTTGGAATTGACCATAAGTTGTTCCTGTAGGTGAGTATCCAGGTGTTAAAGCATTATAATATTGACTTCCACTTCCGTATCTATCAGCATATGCTATATCAAATTGAGTAGCGGCTGTTGTATCTGTTGATGCTGTTTGATATACGGTATAGTAAAATTGTCCTATATTACTATTAATTTGGTTTGAAGAAGTAAAAAAGCTATTTAAAGTTGGGACATTATTTGACCATACTGTACCAGCTACTGAATCTGTGCTTATTACTAAATCTTCGGGTTGTAATCTTTTATATGACATAGTTATTTAATTATTCTTAACCTATTGGTTCTTTTAATAAAGTTTGGGAAATTGATACTGGTATTTGTACTCTTGCTCCACTATCTCTACCTACTACAGTTAAAGTAGCATATAATACACTATTTTTACCAAATAAGGTATTAACACCAGTTGCTCTCATTGTTAATGTAGTACCTATTACTGTTTTAGATACATTAGTACCGGTTGTTGAAGTAGAAGTTTGAGCTAATGTTTCTGGTTGTTCAACTCCACTTCCTATAAAATTAGTAAATAATCTTGAATCTGAAATAGTAAATGTATATCCTGAAGATTCGAAAACTGAATTGTTTCCTAAGAAATTTAATGTTTGTGGTGTTATTGTTTTCTGAGCTGTTTGTCTTAATTTTACATTTCCTTGACCTAAATCTAATATTGGCATTCTAGCTGTACCTCTTGGTAAAGTAGCTAATTTATATTTCATTATTTGATTTTCATTTGGAAAAGCTTCTAATAAAGGCATATTTTCTATAGCTTGACCATAAAATGCAGACCCTGATGGATGTTGTGGATTGTATAATGTGTAATCAATTTCGTCATCACCTAATGCGAATTGTGTTATATTGAAAGTACCATCACCTTTAGCTAATAACTCTCTTCCTTTTTTAGTTAAAATAGCATCTATTGTTACTACTTGGTTATTTAAG